TTGCCTTCAATTCATGGGTAACACCTATTCCCCATTGGGTATTGCCTTGAGTGCAACCATTCTTATTAGTTAATTTATACAGTTCCATTGGCCTCCCTCATCCCTTGCACTATATTCATCCATTTAATTTCGTTTTTGTTCCATTCCTCTGGGCTTTTCCAGCCAGCCTCTTTGAAGAGGTCGAGGATTTGGTCAGCAACAGTACGAGAAGTCATGTCCTTATCATATTCATACTCAAAACATTCTGCATAATCGTTTAATACAGCCACTATCTTCTCTTTCAATTCTTCTTCCATTCAGTCCTCCTTTGAGGCAGGGGGCCAGGACTCGAACCTGCGCATCCCTTCAATCAGTTGGTGAATTTACCGTTCTCCCACCCCTGCCATTTAGCTATCACCATTTCCATATTGATAATCTCATTACCTTTAAGCATCTAACCGTTAATAAATGCTTATCCCGATAAACAAACCACCATTTGCTAACGAGTGTATTGGATTTGTGAAATTCAAGAATGATTTTTACTATCATATTTTTCATCCTTTAGATTCCACATAGTACATCCTGTCCATCTAAGATAAATCATCGATTCAAATTTAGTACACCATTTATGTGTTGCAGATGAAGCAGGTACGCAATATTTACAATTACTACACTGTCTCATTTCCCTGTACTCCTGTATCTCATAGGTTATTTTAGCCATTGATATTCCCTTCCGGTTAACTTTCTGTACTCATCTTGCAAATATTGATAAGACTCCCATTCCATTTTTATTCTAAACTGTAAATTCTTTATATGTTCATCCATTTCCTTTACTTCTTTTCTTGTCATTTTTGGGTGACCTATAATATTTGTCATTTTTTCATCATCCTTGGGTTCTATGTCATTATATTTAACAATCTTACGAGAAATATATGTATTACCTATTTGATTAAATAATTCGGCTGTATATCCTTGTGTTAATTCTTGTAGTCTATCCGATATAATAAAAAATAAATCTCCTCTGTAATCTGTATCTATATCATAAATCATGTCGGCTATGTTCTTTCCAATCAATTTTGTTATATTGTAATCTTTATTCATTTATTCCTCCCAACGTGCGTAAACATTACGAAAGGCTACATTTGCGTTGTAACTGCTCAAGATTATTACCTCTCAAAACGCCAACACCCCCTGTCCGTTTTATAAGAACAATTGTTCTCCACAATCGGGATATTCACTCTCATCTGCAATCAGAATAATCCTATCCAATTCACGGTCTACCCTGAAACCGAGGTCTTTCTTGTCCAAGTAGTCTCGTAATTTCAAATATGCCATAGTCGGGTCAGTCGCAACTACATATGCAGAACCGTGGGAGACTATCATTCCTTTGCATACTACTCTATACAGTTTCATATTTTCCTCCTTACATGCGTAAACGTGGGTTACGACTCACGGGTCTTAGGTTTGGAGAGAAGTCAATTTTTTCTCCTTTACTAATCCCAACTCTTTTAAATCCTTTTCTCCAACCATCGTACATTCCCATACCCTAAATTTTCCGTCAGACCCTATTGGTACGCAGATATTTGGTGCGCCATTCTTACGTTTGGGGGAAAATTCCATAATGAGGATGCGATACCCCTCACGCCATTCTTTCATACACCAATCGAGAGTAGCCAGATTGATTCCTGCTCCACATTGAACTTGCTCGTTCATATTGGCTTGCGCGGTAAAAACTTTATCTTTAAGGTAGTTAATACCACCATTGTACGGGCCTTCGCCGTTGGCATTTATTAATTTGTAGGCTCGTATTTTTCCTGGTTGGTCGAGAAGGAAGTACAAAGTGGTGGTTAAAAACTTCGATATGTTTTTGGCACCACAGAGATAGGCACCACGGAGATCGGCATCATAGAGATTGGCACCATAGAGATCGGCATCACGGAGATCGGCACCACGGAGATAGGCACCACGGAGATCGGCATCACGGAGATTGGCACCACGGAGATCGGCATCACGGAGATAGGCACCACAGAGATCGGCACCACAGAGATAGGCATCACGGAGATAGGCACCATAGAGATTGGCACCATAGAGATCGGCATCACGGAGATCGGCACCACGGAGATAGGCATATTTTTGCTCCACTGCCTTTAAAAAACTATCTGCTTCAACCTCATACATCACATTTCCACAGACATTATTAATTGTGAATTTCATAGTTCCTCCTTTATTCCTTTACCTTCCAGGGGTAAATACAGGACATTTAGGGGTTGTGGGTATCATTTATCCTTTCCTCCCCCCATGCGTAAACGTGACGAAGGTCTATCTTCCCTGTGCGCTCACGTTCCCCTCCCTATCTGTACCACTCATACAGACCTCCCCAATCGTTTGAAAAAGGTTATTCTTATAGGGGAGGTTAGTCAACATTATTACGCAGCTATCCTTTTCTGATCTGTCACTTTTGCTATTTTACGCACCCAGTATTGCGCCTCGGTCTTATACTGGTCCTTAATATCTTTTGGGACTTCGTACCTGGTTGTCTTACGCCAGGATCCCGTGATGTAATAGTCACCAATTAATAGTTTGTCACGGCCCTCAAGTTTCTCTTTGAGGATCCCGTCTATCTCCTCAAACTCTTTTGCATACACCTGTAATGATTCCCGCTTGATGAGCAATTCGAGGAGCTCCTCATCATCAACAATGTCAACTTCTGTTCCGGTCCTTACCGGGTTGCATATATGGAGGTATCCACACTCCGAGCATACGTTGTCGTCCCATTCGATGGGATCCGGAAGTGTCCCAGCCTCGACATGACGGTTGATAGTTTCTGCTTTCTTAAGCAACTTTTCTCCGAGCTCGTAGTCAAGGTTTACCTCGATCTCTTTCATGGCGCCGGTGGATTTGTTTTTGAGAATAAAAAATCCTGCCTCTTTATTGTCCATCAGCAAGTACAATGTCATCTGTGAGGGATAAGACCGGACATAATGATACTTGTGGTTGAGCATATCCTGTACCGTGTTGATCTTTTCAAAAACAAACGGAGACATTGACTTGATCTCAAGAGGATAAATAGTCTGGCCTATCTGTAATTTAGCATCTATGTGGCCGGTTATATCGTATTCTTTCCACTCAAACGATCGTTGCTGTTCAAATATTTCAAACCCTGCATCGTGCAGATCCCGGAGGACCCGGTCTTCAATGTCATTGCCAAGATCAAAGATCATCTGGAGAGAAGGTCCGTGAAGAACCTTCTCATTCCATTTGGTACGCTCAAAGACAAGATAGCGTGTGCAGGGATGACCGAGAGATGAGGCCCGGTTTGATCTCACGGGCCATTGTTTTATTCCACGGGCCTTGTTGTCTATTACTCGCTCTACTATCATTAGTCGTCCTCCCCTGGCTGTCTCTGTCTCGTCTCTGCCCACTTGCAAGCATCTTCATATTTGTCCGTAGGAATGTCTTTCGAGGATTCCACGCCTATTGTCTTGAGGTAGTCCTTAATTTCATCGTCAGACCATCCTGCTTTCTTTGCTATGGCGTAAAAGCGTTTCCTTTGAGCATCAGAAATACATCCTGTCCTTTGTTCCTTGCTTGAACCGTAGTCAACCGTGGTGGCTTTCTCTTTAGTTATCCCGGCCTCTTTCAGTTCTTCCCAGGTGAGATTGCGGATACCGAGAAGCCGAGTGATGCCATTACCGATAAGGTTCGTGTATGCAGCCTTCTTGACATCGGTCTTATCAATCTCTGAGGGTGGCAACTCTTTTCTTTCTCCATTGGTTTCCTTGCCGTACTTCTTGAAGAAACCGTCCTTTGAGGATCTGGCGCCTACCGCTTCGATTGTGACGCCACCGAGGGTGAAATAGCCTTTGTATGTGTAGCTGTAATGGCCTCCCTCTAACGATTCAAAGACGGGCTCGTCTATTCTCCAAGAGATACCAAACAGCCGGGCAATCTTTTCGGCGCCTGATGCCCACAGGTACGGCTTGCCCTGTTGGTCAATCCAATCATGGAAGTTAGTTACCCTGAATACTAAGGATTTGATCTTCTTTACCGCCTCGATCCGCTTCTCAGCCTGGTCAGCAATAACTAATAACTGATCGTCTGCTATTGCGGGTACATCCGTTATTGGTGCTACATCCATTATATCACTCATACTCCCTCCTTATATCATTGCGGGACCTGAAGTCCGTTTTGTCTTCCTGTTCGGATTTGTAGAAAGATGCATCCCGGGCAAGTGTCTCTTAATTATTAGCTTGACTAACCGTTTGGGATCATCCTTGCAGAGCCAATCTATCAACATCAGTTTTAGTTTATTCATATTCCCTCCTTGTAATTTGCGGGGCCGGTGTGGTTGAGTTTTTCCGCTACTCGTTCCCTTTCAAGGATACC